GTTTGATAGACCCACTCCATTTGTGTAGACTGATTTTCTTACGGGTTTACTCCCGTGTCTTACCGCAGTCGCACGCATAAAGCACTTGAAAAAACAGTGTGGGATCGAAGATCTATGGTGCCCAAGCCACTAAGGCGGCTTTTGCCATTAACTTCAATCTATACCATTTTCTAGCTATATTACTGATCCTATCAATCATTTAGAGTGATATAGTACAGGGATTGTTTTGCGCATCCCTGGATTAACGTGTTAGAAGTATGGTTTTATACCATATGATGCTATGCGTTTCTTAGATGACATCAATAGAGGCAAAACGAACGAGTTTTGGACCAATCCTTTTGGATTGGTGCTTTTCCACCCCTTTTCGAGTAACATCGAAACTAGTGCTTTTTGCACTATGTATTAAGTTTATGAGCGAACTTAATGCATTACTGAATGCTCAGAGGAAAATGTTCGAGTTTTCGACCTATTTTAGGTGATTTTCCAGGTACCACCCCTCCCTTTTGGGAGTGATAAAATTGTCAGGTGGGTATACAATTGGTAACGGTAATATTATCTTAACCCTTGAGAAAGGCAGATAAAAGTATCCGTTATGACAGTGGATCCTATTTTGGAGCTGGCCACTATAAACAAAGGAGCAAAGTCTCGAGACTGGCCTGTGATTTGTTCGTCACAGTCCTTTTAATCAATGAACATCTAAAAACATAGTTTCTAGAAAGAGTAAACTTTTCAAATCATCCGAGTCTTCTGACGACTCAAATAAAATAGAGGTAGACTCTCAGTTGTTTACTTCTGTTAGTGACGAAAAAACTGAGCTCTGGGGTATGTTACCTCCTGCGAACAGGAGGCGTATTCTCAAAAATCCTAAGACTTCCGATGCATTATTTTGTGAGTTCTTCACTACTCAAAAATGTGCTACCATATATCCTCCCAACAAGAAATATGGTAAAGTGAAGAGTCAACTTCGTGATACCATATCTGATATATTGGCTGGCATTCGCAATCTAGACGGTTTGCTTGTTGAAGAGTGCGCCATCTATTATGATCAGAATGGTGGTTGGTTGGAAGACTATAAGCCTAAACCAACTGATATGATCAAGAAGAGGGATGATGGGGGATATTGTGTTTTCTCCAGAGAAGCCAAATTCAACTCTCTTTCCGACAAGGCCAAGAGCAATGTGCTTTCGGCTCGTAGAGAAAGAAAGTTGGAGAAGCAGCGTAATTTGGCCGCGTTGGATAAACAGAGGAAGGAAGATGTGGAAGAGAAAAGAAGAGATAAGTATTCTCCCCGTGAAGAAGTCAATTTCGAGTACATGTTTACTACTGCGAATATGATCAAAGAGAGGAAGAAGAAACTCCACCCCCATGAGAGGAGGGAGCGAGAGAAGTCGTCTGTTCGAAAGGAGGCTCAAGCTTTCCGTGACAAAGTGAAGAATTCAAAGAATGTCG